TTACCGGAACCACCCATTGTAATAGTACCTAAACTAGTAGCTGTAGCATCATACAGAGTACATGTAAAAGTAGCCGTACCAGTTACATTTTGTAAGGAAGCAGTTGCTGTAATTGTTTGAGCAGTAGGACTTAAAGTACCTGTACCGTCGAACTTCATAGCATGAGAAGTTGTTTGAAGTACTAAAGAAGGAGCATTTAATCCGGCGGTAGCTTTAGATAGTGTTTGTATTTTAGTTAAAGTTACAGTTGTTCCATCTAATCTCTTAGCAGTAATTGTAAATGTAATACTTGCGGGATTAGTAGTCATTGTGGTAGCAGTACCTACAACAGCTCTAGAGGTTCCCGCCCCTGATGCAGATATACTACCTACTGTAATACCAGAAGCAGTAGTAGATATACTGAACTGGCCAGCGGCAGTAGCAGAAGCAACATACGTATAGTATGTACTACCTTCGTAGACGTATATATCAGTATTACTAGTATTATATGTTAAAGGGGTTCCTGCTGAGTCACAAGGTATACTTACTGAGTCGTTTGATAAAATAGCTGTTGTAGAGGAGGGGCCTATAGTACCACTTTTGCTTTTACTAATTTTAAAGGTCTTGCTCAGGTTATTGCTACCATACGTAGATACTAGATTAAATATTTCTTGATCTGAAGTCCAACTAGCTCCTGATAGAGAGTATACTCCGGATGTAGTATTAGCTGTTAATACTAAACCATTTTGAGTAGCTGTAGCGGTACCTACGGTATTAACTCCAAAATTACTACTAGTAGTTACATCAGTTAATCCGCTGTATATTTTGAATGTACCACCAGATCCAGTAAGTGTATACCCTGTACCATCTGAAGCTGCCGCTACGACGGCCGCTTCATTAGTCAAAAAACAGACGGTATTATTAGCACCATTTTGTAATCTAACGATGGTTGTATTATCTGTTATTGCTGTGGCTTCTGCTACCGATGCTGTAATAGCTACAGCAGTATTTGTAGAGAAATCTGCTGCACGCATATATACAATATCACCTGAGGTAGTAGCCGAACCTGCTGTAGCGGCATCGTATAAAGTAATACTTGGGGAAGTAGTCCAGGTACATGCTGCAGTACTATTTTGTCTATTAATACTAAATCTTACATATTGACCGCTAGGTGCTAAAGTGCCTGTACCGTCAAAGGTAAAATATTGGGTGCTACTAGTTAGCACTATAGTTTTTCCTGAGGCTGCGGCAATAAACCACGCATACCCATTCCAGCGATATTGTGTACCATTGGCATCGCTATACTGATCACCGATTACTTCATCTACAATTTGATTTAGATAAGCCTGAGGAGCGTACGCGTACAGTCCTGTTGTATCATCCCCTGCAAATGATTGCGTATTAGTATTACTAGCAATAAATAAAGCGCTACTAATAGTGGTTTCTCCACTACCAGGCGTGAAAGCCCCGTTCATTACTAACTTCCACCAACCATTACCAACTGCAGTAATATTTAAGGCATTAGAGGCCCATCCTGCATCTGTACGAGAAGCTACTGCCGTACCTGTAGATACGTTAAAATCATACTGTAAATAATTATTTACTGTATCAGCACTATTATTGGCTTTTAATCTTATCTGTAGATACTTATGTGATGAGTCATCTTTTACGTAGATTTCAGTTTGATAAGTCTGTCCGCTAACTAATGATGTAGTTAAATTACTAACACCTATATAATGCTGAGAATTTGCAATAGTACATGCGTATAGTTTTGCAAAAGTACCGTATGGATCAACTACCGCAGTAGAAGTAGTTACTATTATAGACCCGGTTGGTGGCGATCCTGGAGTAGTAAAAATATTACTCCAGGGAGCAGTAGTAACTGAAAATGTTTTTGGTACTCTAATAAACCTACTACGTAAAACATTTTCTAAGATTAAATCAGCAGTATTTACTGGATTTGCCATTTAGATTATTACCTCTACATCTATTAATGATGAAGTCCAATTAGGACTTAAAGTAATTACTTGACCTAATTTACCTTGTCCGCTATTATATAGGTTAAATCTATTATGAGATAGATATACCTGTTGGCCTAGACGTAAGCCGAACAGCTTAGGAACACCTGTAAACTTATACACAAAACGTTGTGTAGTATAGTATGTAATTCTTCGTGATGCTTCTGCCGAGGCATCTGTAGATACTAATAACATAGTATCTATTTGTTGTGGATCAACATTTAGCTTATAGTTTGATATTAGAGTAGCTGAAGCTGTTGATGTAACAGTCATCCATTCAGTAGCAAATAAAGATTTATGATCTGCAGGTAGTGCAGTTACTAAGCTATCCTGTACAGTCCAATTCTTACAAAAACCTAATTTAAAAGCACCACTAAAAGGTACTTTCATAGATATATTTATAGTATCAAAAACTATGTCTGCTGCTGTAATAGGAGTAGCAGTTGTATTACCTATAGTAATATTAGAATCTTGGGCACTAGTAATACCAACGCCGAATTGTAGTATTTGAAGCTTGCCTTCGCGCGTAAAAATAACTTGCGCACCTACGGAGGTAGCTAAGGCCTGTATTACATTCAATACATTAGTGGTATCGGTTATAACGATACCTACTGGTTGAGGACATGCTGTATTAAAAGCACTAAAGTTTGTTAAATCTAATTCGGTAGCGGCATTTAGTCTAGAAGCCGCTACTCCATACTGTGTAGCTATTAGTGCAATACATTTAGCTATAGTATTAGAATATATACCAGTTTGTAAACTTCCATCTACATAACTTATTGAATTATTGACTCCCTGTACCGATGCAGTAATAGCACCGTTAGGAGGATAGGTAAGTATAAACGTACCTAATGTAGGGGCCACGGTAGCACCAACGTATACAGTACTACCTTGTTGATAGATAGGGATACCATTATCGCGTATCTCTATAATCTGATTAACTGGGCCATCATTAACCATATATTGACCACCGCCATTATTAGGGTCAATAAGTAGCGGAGTCATATTAAATACTTCACCAAATACTAGAGGCTTAATCGTATCGGCATTTTGAACTGAATTTACCCAGCTACCGTATATGCCTAATTTACTCTCGGTAAGAGGATTATTTAATTTATCTAATTTATCTCGTAATTTGATATTTAATTCTGTTCTAGATTTGGAGTCAATATCATCAACAACACCATTAAATACTAACTTAAACTTAGTTGTAGTAGTAATAAAGTCTCCTGATACCATAGACCAGGTAGGATCCCCTAAGTATATCTGTATACTCTGATTACCCCAAATATATTTATTATTGTCTAAATATGCGTCTAACTCACCATTAAGGTTATTTAAAGATATATCTCCAAAGGACATAGAAGTTGATCCGTCCATTGAAATAGATTCGGTTAGAGATATATCACCACTTATTACTGGATTAAAACTAATCAAACCATCTGTAGTTATACACGCATCAGTAGAGAAATATAGAGGAGTGGAAGTATATGAGGTGCCCAATCCACTACTATCGTACAATAGAGTTACTACAACAAATAATGATCTAATTGAACGCTGATCTTCTAGCCAAGCTTGTGAATAGGCATTATATCCCGCCATAAATTCTCCTAATAAAGCCTCCGGAAATTTCCGGAGGCTTCTCTTTTATATGTAAACAGGTCTTGATCTTTCAGACCATAATTGCTCATTACTACTATTAAATCCAGTTTCAGCAACTGTCTCAGCAACATTATTACTTGCTGCTACGTTAGTAGCAATAATAGCATCGGTTTGAGCAGCCTGATCAGCACGTAGCCCTATAATCTCATTCTGTAAAGATATTACTTGATTTTGTAGAGTTATTAATTGATCATTAAGTACTGCTGTATTGATATTTTGATTATTGATTATTAAACCGGCAGATACATCTTGTGCAATGTATCCACTATCTGCTGTAGCAGAGATACTATCTGCGATAGCCTGTAGCGCCGCGCTTACATCACTTGTATCCAAGGATACAGGTAATGATGCTTGAGCTGCTGCTATTACCCCTTGCTGAGCATAATACTCAGTAAGTATTTGGGCAGTTGTTTCGGTAGCGGTAGCAATATTATCTAGGAACGAGGTACTTGCAGTTAGTTGATCTAGTTGCAGCTGGGCATCAGATTCCTGAGTACTTAGCGAAGCAGTTGTAGTATCAAGTATTTGCATTACTGATTGGTAATCAGACGCATACTGATCGGAACTAGCATATAATGACTGTGAAGATTGTAAGAATGCATCTGCAGCACCACTTAATCCATCTAGAGCAGCTTTCTGAGCTGCGATCTGTTCAGGGGTATTGGCAGGGCCATTAGCAGTTGCCTGCAACTGCATTAATTGGTCTTTAGCTGCTTGATATTTTTGCTGTTCGGTAAGAATAGAACTTGAACCTAGCTGTAGGGAAGTCTTATACTTATTAAGATTATCGATATATGAT